AAGTACAAATTCGAAGTTTCCGTTCTCGTTTTTTGAATGTTTGGATTTAATATAATTAATTTCATCAAAATTAATTGTTGCTTCAAATCTTGTTTTGGTAACCGGGTCAGTTAAAGAATACGTGTAATCAGAACCAAAGGCGGTGTTTCTCAAAAATAATAAAACAGCTCTTACATCACAATCTAACATTTGACCTACATCAAATCCTGGTTCGTAAATTTTATTTTTTAAAAGACTATATATAAGTCCTTCTTTTGCGGTATTTTGAGACATGATTAAATTTTCATCCATCGCCGTTAAATATCCAACTTTTAATGATTCTTTTTTCTGTCTATAGAAATCCCCACCACTCGGTAATTTTACCATATCATGTGGAAGGTTGAAATCCATTTGTCCGTATTGTGCACTTTGGTCCATAATTTTTTTCTTTAAAAATAACTTGACTCTAGTTTATGTAAATAAAAAATCCCACCTAAAATAGATGGGATTGAATAATATTTTATTTTGTTTTTAGTATACCAAGATACATCTATCAGGTCTTAATGTTGCTTTTACAGTAATCAAACCATCTTCACTATATCCTAATGTGTCGAAGTCAACATTTGTTAAAAAACATCCTTGTAAAATCCATTTTTCAACTGCCACACCTGTTGGGTCTAACATTTCAAGGTCAACGTCTTTTTTGTAACCTGCAGCATAACCCATACGACCTGTAACTGATTCAGCGTGTAAACGAACCCACTCCATAAGAGCTTGTGATGCTGAAGGACCGATTGGGTCACGGAACGTTACGTCTATTGTACCCCACTTAAAATTACCAGCAACATAAGTTTCAGTGTTCAAAAACGGGATTGCAACTGGATTAATCTCCACCTTTGGTCTTGAAGAACTTTCAACATACCAAGAGTTAATCCCCAAAGAAGAGGGGAACGTTATAATAAACCTATTTTTTCTTTTAGGTTCATATTGAAAGGGCATTTTCATTAACAAATCAGCCATGTCTATCTATTTTTTTTGTTTCTTTTATTTTTATTATAAATATATCCAACTAAATTTTTTTCTATTTACTTTGTTATTTTTAAAAATTATCGTTGCAGTATAAATAACTTCTAGTATTTAAATTATTTTTTAGTATTCTTTTTTCTCTCCTCCTTTAGTTAAATATATTTTTACAGGGTTTTCTTCTGGATATTCTTTAGATAAAAACCCTTTCATTGAATGAGCATTTCTTTCATCGTCATCTGAAAAACCAATTTTTGCCTTGTATTTGTCTTTGACCGAATCCCACAACTCATCTGAATAACTTTCGTTGTTCAAAATATCATTTTTAAAGAAAGCCTTTTTACCTATCTCTTCGGCCATGTCTTGACAATACGCAACGAATTTTTTTATTGCTCTATTTTTTCCCTCTTCAGGACTTACCGCAGAACCTTCACCAAATGTCACGGGATAAAAACGACACAAATCTAAATACTCGCGAAGTTCTTTTGGTGTGAGAGCCTTTACCTTTTTACTATCTTCTACTTCATTACCTATGTTTCTGTATCTATAAAGGTTTTCAGCCAATGCTCTACTATTAAGACCATTCTTATTAGCCATTATAAGATTGTAAACACCTTCTTTTAATGTATTTGGGTTGTGACCTCTAGCGGTAATGATTGAAAAGATTGAACCCCCATTAACACACTCCACAAAGTCATTCCAAGAAGGGCCTAAAGGTGCCATCATTGCATCCATTACAAATCTTTTATCACCCTTAACACCAAAATGTCTAAATGAATCAGGTGCAAAATCAACAATAGTTGTTCCTTTATAATGAAATGGTTCTTGTCCTACTTGATGTCTATGTTCTGCAAAGTCTTCTGTAGACATTGGAACTTCTTCGTCATTTTCACTCAACAAAATGATTGTAGTTGGCATAAACATGAGGTTATCGTCCCAATCAAATGCGTAGTATTTTGTGTCAGGTTCACCCTCATCAGTAAAACCTTCATTTAATTTACGAGACTTAACAAATTCTTTTATATACTTTCTAATATTCATTATTTTTTAAGTTTTTCTAAAAGTTTTTCTAATTGTGCTTCAGTAATAACAATATTTTGTTTTTTCTCTGAAAATGTTTTTTTCCCTTCAGTTTTATAACCTAAAGATTCTTTGATTAATTTTTTTTCTATTTTCATAGTTTTATGTATTAAATAATTTATGGGGGATATTTCTACCCCCCACTCATTTTATTTTTTAGATATCGTCGAAAGACGCTCCTGTTGGTGTGATGACAAACTCGATGTCAATGTATTCTAACGCTCTTGTTGGTTTCAAGAAGATTTTACCTGTTAATGTATTTGAATCTAAATCTTCAGGTGTGTTAGATACTTGAACTCTAAAGTCAATCAAACCTCTATCTCTTCTAATTTGGTCTAAGATTGGGTTAACTGAATCCAAGAAGTCTTGTCTTACTTTGTTATCGTTTTGTTCGAACAATAATCTTACAGCTACTGCTGAAATCAATTTACGAGCTTGTAGTAACAATCTTCTTACGTTGATTCTGTCAAGTGCAGATTCTCTGATTTGAAGAGTTTTGTTACCCCAAATTACAGTACCTACGTCAGAGAAAGTAGCGATTGGGTTGATTCTACCTTTATATAAAGTATCTCTATCGTCTTGTGTTAACTTACGTCTTGCTCTAATTGCGTTTACTAAACCTCTTGTGTAACCCGCTGATGCGAACCAAGGGAATGCGATGTTATCAGTCAATGCTAAGTTTCTTACAACCTCAGAAGTTGCAGGAATATAGATTTGAGTGTTATTAACAGTATCTCTTGTTAAAATCCAAGGGTAATATGTTGCAGTATAGTTAGAGTCGATACCTGTGTTTTCTAAATTATCCACCGCCTCTTGAGGGTAAATCAAACCTTCCGTTACATCTTGGTAAGATGGTAAGAACATATTGAAGTCAGGAGTTGTAGTAATGTAGATTGAATCCGCTCTATCTGTTTCAATCATATCAATTGAATCTTCCACTAAGTTTGAGTTATTAACATAATCAATACCTGGTGTTGCAAACACGTTTATGTTTGTAGATTCAGGGTTTGCAAATGTTGATTGTCCCCATTTGTAAGCGTAGTAGTCAGTATTCGCCCAAGTTTCTTGGTTAGGTCCTGAAATTTGTTTGAATGCTCCCCATCCTGATGCTGTAGGGTAAGTTACTGAACTTGCCGCCCCGTATTTAAATCCTGTTTGACCTAATGCGAATGTATCAGTGTTAGTTCTTGATTCTCTATAAATGTCCCAACCATCAAAACCTCCGTAAGCCATTACTGTATACTTACGTGTGTTTAATCTGTAATAAGGATTATCAGTATCAACTGGTTCAGAATTAAATGACCCAACACCAACTTCAAATGCTGATTGACCAGAAGTTACATATGAGTTAGCAATAGTCACAACTGTTGCTCCACTATCCATGTGGAACCCTTTAGTTAAGTAACCCCAAGCTGGTCCCGTAGTGTCTGTAGCCAAACTGTTTGGTAATTGTTTTCCTTTATATTGGAAGAAATCGTAATCAAAACCACTAATATTAGAAATACCTAAGTAAGCTCTTCTTGGATTTTCCCCACTTGAAATAACAGGGTTATCACCTCCATTTGTTGAACCAAAAGGTGGATTGTAAATTGTTTCACCCGCTGAATAGTATTTAGTTTTGTAAGGAACAAATGGTGGTGTTGCGTTTGCATATTCTCTCATTACATATCCTTCAAAACCACAAGGTAACGCGTCAATCGGAGCTTCATCACTCATCTCTAACATTACATATTTAGATTTTACTTGGTATTCACCGTTTGATGTACCAATTTTATTTGCTACGTAGTTATTATTAGTTGGGTCCAATGAACAATTTGTAAAACTTTCTAATACTCTAACATTTTGGTCGTTGTCAAAATAATCTCTTACAAATACATCGAATGTACCATTATTAAATGAAATATTACCAATAGATAATTTTACGTATGTATTAGCGGAATTACCATCAGAGATAAGAACAAACTTAAATAGTTTGAAAACTTTATTACCACGAAGCTCAGAAACTAAGAAAGGTGTCTCAGGTGTTTGGTATTGTTCTAAGTAGAACCCGATACTATCCGCATTACCTGACCTTGCACCTGGTAATTCAACTAAGTCACAATATAAACCTCTAATTTTACCTGCTCTATATCCTGTTTGTAAAAGAGCGGAATAGGTTTCCTCAACAAATAAAGGAACTTCAGTTCTTGCTTTACCAAAGTTAGATGCTCCAAATACATTTCGTAAATAGTTTTTGTTTGTACTTAACATTGATGTTTCAAAGTTAAAGTTATCTCCATCATAAGTAACACCTGAAATTTGGAATGTTGAGTATGGATTTTTAGTTACTGCTGAGTATGCCCCTGTACAAATCATATTTACATCTGTAGTCCCTGTAACTTGATAGAAAGGTCCTGCGTTAGTTGAAGTATATGTTGAAATACCTCTTGACCTTAATGTTGCAACAACCATATCATCATAAGTTGAGTATGGTGCGCCTGAATAAGATGTTGTAAAGAATGCTACGGACCCTGAATAAACACCTGTTGTTGGTGTTGTAGAAATACCTGAAAGTGCGGCACCCATACTTTGCCCAAAATACGTATTTACATCGTTAGCACCTTGGTAGTAATTAAATAATCCATAATACCATGGGTCGTTAGTTGTTGCTGAAAAATTAGTATATGCTTGGTTTACATTTGGAACCCCAAAAATTTCGGTAGAGCCTGTAATTGTATTCAATGAAGTAATACCCGTAGTACTTGTTAAAGTAGATGCGCTTGATGAACCCCAAAAAATTGCGGTACTTCCAGAAAGTAATGAGCTTGTCGCAAACAAATACATTTGATTTGTTAAATAAGTTGTTAAATCTTCAGCTATTGAAGAGGTAGCACCATTAAATTCAGTGTATGGGTTATAAAAATTACCACCTATGTTAATTGATGATGGGACCGATGTATATGTTACCGTTCCTCCTGTTGTACCTGTAAAACTTACAATAACAGGTCCTGTAGTACCTGTAACTCGTACAGTAGAAGGGTCAACATTACCAATTGTCACAATAGACCATGACGGACCAGCATCATATCCTGATAAACCTAAAACTCTTGTTACAAATAGTTGATTAGATTGTGATAGGTAAGATTTAGAAATATAAGCCAATTCGTATTTTGGTATTTGTGTATTAACAAATTTTTCAGGACTTGTTCCTCCAAAATAAGTTTGGAACTCGTCAAAATTTGTTATAAAGATTGGTTCAAATGCTGGACCTTGTAGTGTTTCACCTACAACTCCTAAAGTGGTTACCCCCACGCTTTGAGCCACAAACGTTAAGTCTCTTTCCGATGTATATACACCAGGAGAAACAAAAACCTTATTTGATGATGCCATGTTAATAAAAGTATTTTAAATTTATTTTTTATATATAAATACATCGTCAAATAACAAAAAACTTTACATTCTTATAATATTTATTAGGGAGTAAGAATAAATTCTGCCTTTTTTCTACCTACCATGAAAAAACCCGTTAAGAAAATAAAAAACCTAAAAATTGATGCAGAAATACACAATCAGTTAAAAAAATACTGTGATAAAAACGGATTAAAAATTTACAAGTTTTTGGAAAAGTTAATTATGGAAAATTGTAAAGAAACTAAAGATATCTATGGTGAATAATCAAACTAAATAAGATACTGTTTTAATTTTACTTTCAGCTAATAAGTTTGCCTTTGTTACAGTAATTAAAAATGTATCTCCGTCATTAATTTGAATTGTGGTTAAATCAGTTCCTACATAATTTGAATTAATAAACACATCATAAGAACTCACGTTTTCTAATTCGGTCACTTTCAAGTCAACGGTATATCTAAAAACTTCAGATAATTGGTTATTACCTGCGACAAATAATAAATCTAAATCAAAGTTGTCGGGTCTTGATGGTTCTAATTTAACTCTTCTTGACGTATTTCTTGTCTCAGTTTCAAATAAAGAAACTTGTCTAGTGACTGCAGGTGATACCTTGAATTCAGCCTCATCAATTAGAAGACCTTTCATTATAAAAGTATAGTTAGCAATATAATATTTTCTTTTTTCTATTTCTTTTACTGATTCATCCGCAACCCCCTCCATAATAATTGGGATGTAGTGACCTTTAATTTGGGTGTATGCCTGTTTTGATGTAAACGTTTGCATAACAATTTTATTAAACTCATTAAGTTCACGCATTCTATTACAGAATAATTTTACATTATATGTGATGTCAACAGGTATTGGTTGAGGTATTGTATAAACATCCGCACCCTTTCTTTGACCATCCCAAGTTGGAACGGTATAATAAAAGAATTGTCTTCTGTTAGGAATATTAGCCGCACCTCCTTGAAAAGTTCCATACTTAACCTCGGGGGTTCTTACTGTTGCGATAAATGGTAGTGAAATATTCTTATCTAAATCTTGGAAGTTCCATGTCTCTGTGAATTGAGACCAGTTCTGAGTCGTTATAATTTTATCTACAGTAGGTACAGGTTTTTCAGTCACCACTAATTTTAGTTGTTCTTTTACAAAATCTAACATCCCTAAATCTAAGTCGGCATGTAAAACACCTTTTGGTAAAAAAGTTCCTTGGTTGGTTATATCATCCAACATTTCTTGTCTTCTTTCACGACCAACCTTTTCAGGTATTAATGGTAAATGTTTTTTTAATTTACTTGGTAATGCCATTATTATAATCCTCTAAATTCATTATCAGTAACAGGTGCAGCCTTAATAGAACGGTAAAATGGTTTATAACCGCCATACGTGTGTTTATTATCTGAAAATACACGACCGTCATCAACCACACTATAATATCTAACTCTTGTTTCAGTTTCATAGTATCCGATATAATCCCCATAGTTTATATCGATACCCAACTCCTCTAATTGTTTTTGGTAAACGCCAACCTTTAAATTACCCGGTTCGGACTGAGTTAACCTAGACGCACCATAATCAACATTAGAAGGTGCCTCAATCTGTACATACCCCTTGAATTCAACAGGTGGTAAAAATTGTATCCCATCTTCTAAAGTTTCACCATAAACATCATCATTCACAGTTCTTTGTCTATCAACACGATATAAAACAAGAGTGAAATTCATATCACCCCCAAGCCATTCATCACCCATAGAAATTTCTAAATTGAAATCTTCTTCGGCAAAAAACTTATTCAATCTTGTTATTGGAACTCTACTATCCGCCATACCTATAAATACTTTAATTGATTTTTTATGGTTGTTTCTTATATTTTATTATATTATGGAAGATTTTGTGCCAAAAACACCCGAATCAAAAGCCCTTTTAATTTTAGACGATTATGAAGGGTCAAATAATTATATCCTTAATTTAAAACACAAAAAACAAAATAGTAAGTCTTTTGTACCTACAAGACCTCAAGCCGATTACATCAATAATTATCACATAATACAACCAAAAGTTGCAAAAAAATGGGTCAAATTAGATACATATTTTGGTAAAAAACTGATGGAAGATAAGATGTACACCAAGGAACCTTCAGAAATTTATGTTGAGAAGTTGTTAGTGGAAAAAGATAAAGCTTATCATATTTGGGGTAAAATCTTTTCAGGTGAAACTTTACATGATTTTTGGATGCCAAAATCGGCATTAATAAAAGATAATGAAGTTAAAAACATTTCAATTGATTACAACAAATACACCCATAGACCACCTATGGAACATCAAAAAGAAGCAATCGAAAAACTTGTAAGAAACAAAAAGTTTATCTTGGCAGATGACATGGGTCTTGGTAAAACAACCTCAACCATAATCGCAGCTTTAGAAACAGGAGCTAAGAAAGTTTTAATCGTGTGTCCTGCATCTTTGAAAATAAACTGGCAAAGAGAAATAGCAAATTATTCAGATAGGACCGTATATATTGCAGAAGGTAAAAAATTTTCAGATGAACATGATTTTGTTATTGTAAATTATGACATCTTAAAAAATTTCCACGATACCAAAGACAAAGAAAAATCAGAAATAATGAAGATTAATTTTGATTTGGTAATCATGGATGAAGCCCATATGATTTCTAATCCACAAGCCCAAAGAACTAAAATTGCCAACGACATTGCTAGTAAATCAAATAGAGTTTGGTTGTTATCAGGAACACCTATGACATCACGACCTATGAATTATTATAATTTATTAAACCTTGTTGATAGTCCCGTAGCTATGAATTGGATGGCTTACGCTAAAAGATATTGTAACGGATTCCAATTTAGTGTTGGGAAAAGAAAAGTATGGAATGTTACAGGGGCATCTAATCTTGAAGAATTAAGAGAAAGAACCTCAACACACATTCTAAGAAGATTAAAAGAAGACATTTTAGATTTACCTGAAAAAATTATTACACCTGTTTATTTAAGACTCAAATCAAAAGATTACGAAGAATTAATGGGTGAGTATTTCAATTGGTATGACCAAAACCCTGAAGAGTCTTCATCACTTACAATTCAGTTTTCAAAATTGATGAAAGTAAGGAAAGTTATTGCCCAAGAAAAAATTAATAACACAATCGAGTTAGCTGAAAACATCGTAGAACAAGGTAAAAAGGTTATTATATTTACAAACTTTACCGACACACTAAATCAAATCTATAACCACTTTGGTAAGTCAGCAGTTTATTTGGATGGTAGTTGTTCTAAGTTCCACAGACAAAATGCTGTTGATGAGTTTCAAACAAATGATAAAATCAAAGTATTTGTTGGAAACTTAAAGGCTGCAGGTGTTGGTATTACTTTAACCTCGGCCGAAGCGGTAATAATGAATGATTTATCTTTTGTACCTGCAGAACATTCACAAGCAGAAGACAGGTCACATCGTATCGGTCAAAAAAATTCAACATCAGTATATTACCCCCTATTTGAAAATAGTATCGAAGGTGCGATTTACGACATATTAAATAGAAAGAAAAAAATTATATCAACGGTTATGGGTGACGATACATTTGACGAGGCATCGATAATTGAAGAAATGTTAAATATGATTTCTAAAAACCGATGATATTTATATATCATGGACGTAAATGTTGAATATATTGGAATTGAGCCAAGTAAAGAGGATAAAGTTTTAATCAATGATTTTATTTCACAACTTAAAAAAAATTACCCGTTAGAGGATAATTTGGATATTGTATTCCAAAATAAAAGAACCGGCGAAATGACTACAGGTTCGAGAACTGATAAAAACAAACTTAAAATTTTAGTAAAAGATAGGTTAAATCGCGATGTCTTAAGAACATTGGCTCACGAGTGGTCACACGAATACCAACGAACCGTTTTGAAAAGAAAAAAAGGAAAAAATATCGGTGGAAAAAACGAGAATGAGGCAAGTTCACAAGCATCCCAAGAAATCAAAAAGTTTGAAAAAAATAATAAGGATATGGAAAAAGTTATCTATAAATCTTTTTCAGAGCAAATTGAAAAAATTGAAACACTATTAGAAATAGAATCTTCAAAAAAAGAATTATTAATTACCGAAATAAAAAAAGTAAGTGTTGATAAACTTCCATATGACTATAACTCTTTAGAAAAATTTATTGACGGTGAAACAATGAATACCCACTACAATAAACACTACAAGGGTTATGTTGAAAAACTTAATGTTGAATTAGAAAAAATTAAAGGTAAGGATTTAGACCTTGAGGAAATAATAGAAAAGATTTCAAAATTTAATAATGTTGTTAAAAATAATGGTGGTGGGGCTTTTAACCACGCTTTATTTTGGAAAATGTTGTCACCAAAAAAACAAGAAGTTTCTGACCCGATACTTTCTAAAATAAAAAAAGATTTTGGTTCATTTGAAAAATTTAAAGAGAAGTTTAGTGAAGAAGCAAAAACTAAATTTGGTTCAGGGTGGGCTTGGTTGATTTTAACAAAAAATAATAGATTAAAAATTGTTACAACATCTAATCAAGATAACCCTTTAATGAATACCGAAAAAGAAAATGGTTACCCATTACTTGGTTTGGATTTATGGGAACATGCGTACTACTTAAAATATAAAAATAAACGAGACGAATACATTAAAAACTTTTGGAAAGTTGTGAATTGGGGATTTGTAAACGACCAATATACAACACAAATTAAAAAGAAGTCTGTTTAGATTTATTTTGGTAGGATATTTATATAAAAAAATCTATGTCAACTACAGTTATTATCAACGAACCAGAAAGAAGTAAACTTTACAAAAGAATACGTAATCTTTTGGGTGCACCTTTACGTTCAGTGGAACTTGAAGACGAAATGTTGGATTCTCTTTTAGAATTATCTATCGAAGATTATGAACAACATGTACAAGATTGGTTAATTGAGTCTCAGTGGACTTCAGTTTATGGTCTTAACTTAGATGAACAATCCATTACGAGAGCCTTATCAACGAGAAGTATGGATTGGGAAACTCAATACACTTACGCATACTCTAAAATTGTTGGTCTACAAGCTGGTGGTGATTGGGTATTAAAAAAAGATTATATAGATTTAGTTCCAGGTCAACAAATTTACGAAATACCTGCAGGTAGAGAACTTAATGAACTTTTATGGTTTTCAAGAAGTGAATTAGATGCGGCATACTTTGACCCATTCATGGGAGGTTTTGGTGGGTTTGGTGGTATAGGTTTAGGTGGTGGTGCCGGATTTTCACAATTAGGAACTACCGGTAACTATTTCATCACACCAGCATTTGATATTCTTTTAAGAATGTCAGACATCAATATTAAAAGAAGAATCATAACCGGCGAACTTACCTATAGAGTTACTGCATTACCTGAAGGTAAAAAGGCAATTCATTTATATAATGTACCCGGTGGTAAATTCGATTTTGGTAATATTAATTTCCAACAATATCGAGTTTGGTATTGGTATTATGATACATTCGATAGAGAAGATTGTTTGGCAAATAATCCCGATGTGGTTAGACTACCTTCTGATATTCCATTAGAAAGATTAAGATGGGATAAATTAAATTCACCCGCACAAATTTGGGTTAGAAGATGGTTTACAGCATACTGTAAAGAAACTTTAGCAAGAGTAAGAGGTAAGTTTAGTGGTAATCTTAAAACTCCTGATTCCGAATTAACTATGGACTATGCATCCTTATCTACTGAGGCTAAAGATGAGAAAACAATGTTATGGGAAGAATTAAAAGCACGTTTAGAAAGATTACGTCCTGAAAAAATGATGGAACAAAAGGCTTTACAAGCAGAGAACTTAAACAAATTATTAAAGTTCAGGGCATTCCAAAGTCCATATAACGTAATTTAATTTTTTATGTCAGTTTTTAGGTCAATACCATCAAAAAGAATTATTAATGGTCACGAAATTGTGACTTCAGATGTTGCGGTAGTAACAAATAAAACCTATTCAACAAACGGAGAATCTGCAATTGTAATAAAAGATGTGGATGTTTGTGATTTATTCTTAGATTCTAAAACGACAGACCATGTAGTAATAAAAGCACTTACGGTTGTAAATGTTAGTGCGGATTCTTTAATTGATGAAGAATTTGATGTTATTGAATTAGATAAAGGTGCTTGTGTTGAGTATCGAAAAATAGGTGATTATTGGTATATTTTATCTTCTGATGGATTGAAGGACTCTTAGTCGAAACTAAGAGCCATCAAATCACCGTCAACATCAAATTCATAATACTCATCAGCATCTACTTTCTTTTGCTGTTTGACGTACTGTTCCATTAGATTTCTGTTATTTTCAACCCATTCCGTGTCTACTAACTCTACGGTTCCATCCAAATACATATAATATGGGTCTATACCTACGTTTTTCCAAAACGTTAATTCTGTATCTGATAATGTTAATACTTCTTCTAATGTATCTTGGTGAGCCTCTTTCATAGGATAACCACGTACTAATTCAGTTTGAGACTTCGTAAATATCGGTCTATCTTTTGGGTCCTCAATTAAAATGTCCTCTCTAATTTCAGGTTTATAAACAACAAGTAATGGTTCAATTCTTTTGTTAAATGCGGCTAAATATCTTGGTACATTATACTCACCCAATAAATCTGGATTCATTTCTATATCACGTTCATCAATCAAATAACAATTCAAAACTAATTCGTCTTTTTTCTTTTGAACATCTCCATGAGATTTTTTCTCACCATTATTAACATAATAGATAGTATCACCAAGTCCAGGGTTCTTACCTTCTTTAATCAAAAGTTCCATATGTGCTTGACGGGACATCATATTACCAGCCTTTGTGGTTTTAGTAATGTGAACTTTATAATCATCTATTGATTGTTTAACACGAGCTTTGTTTGCAATCTTTGCCAAAGGAATTTGTCTATTATAAAGTTTGTCTACATATTCGTAGTAAAAGTCCAAGAACTCACCACCCTTACCATCCAATAACATTCGAAGACCTGTATCCAAAAACTCAGCAACATACGTTTGAAGTTTTTTAGATTTAATTGTATTACCTGTAAGTTTTACTTTACCCTTGTCAGTAAGTAGCGCATAGTTTTTACGAGCTACGTTTATAGTTGAAGGCCAAACACCGTCAATATCTAATCCCATTTCACCTCGTAAAAATAAATCGTTGTATTCTGCAACATCTGCCTCAGCCCCAACATATTCTTTATCTTCTTTAACAAGACCATTCAAACCTTTACCGATGTACTTATATGTCTCCCTATCCTGTGGGGTTTCAAAGTTTACACCGTCCGTGTCCATTACAAGTGGAACATAACCTCTTTTCATAAAGAACATAATCATTTGACGAAGGTATTGTCTACCAGTACAAGTAATCTGTTCACCCATATCGATATCACCCCACGGAAATACTTGTGGGGCCGATAGTGAACCAAAGAATGCATTAATAAATATTTTAATTGGTAATTGTTTACGGTCATAAGAAATAGCAAGTTTGGGGTCAATAGACTTATATTCGCTAGCTAAGTTCTTGTATTTGATGCGAGTATCACGGAAATACTTTAACATACTCTTCATTGCTCCTGTTACGTCACATTTAGGGAATA